ATACGTCTGCTCGATGGTGTTTTTGTAAACTTTCACTGGGACGAGCACACAGTCACTGTTTCCACCTTCTGCCTGTTCCGTGCTTGATCCGTCGAAAGACCACTCTGGAATATCTTCCATCCTAAGATTGTCATTCTCAGTCTGAATGGTCACATACTTGGTCTTGCTTCTGATGTTGGGTGTTTCATACCCGTCCAACCAAAGATACTCAAACTTGCAATTAAAACTGTTCATATCAAACACTCCATTCCTTAAGTCTCAGCGACGCCTCAAGTCCGCTGAATGTGTTTCTATCAATCATTTTCTGAATGTCACGGACACTCATGTCATACGCCATATCGTTGACGTCTTTCTTGTCTATCGTCTTAGGCCAAATACAAACTTTGTGACCTGCGTCGATGAGATTTTGGTTATACTTGATGATTTGCTTGTTTCTAGGTTCATTATCAAGCACGAAAACCATATCAGAATTAGCAAATCTGGAAGGGATGTTGCTAGCAGAACCAGCACCGACCATGGCGACTGCATTCGCCAAAAACAGACTGTCGATCGGTCCTTCAACAACGTACACTCTCTTTTTTGGGTTTGCCCTCCACATCCCGTACCATAGACGTTCGATGCTCTTGTCTGCCTTGACGGTGATGTACTTCACGGTCTTGCGTGCTTCGTTTTCTGCCTTCATGCTGAGAGCACGACCTTGAACCGCTACCACCCCTCCTTCCTTGTTATAAAAAGGAATCACGATTCTTGGGTCATACTTTAGGAGCTTCTGCTCTGGGTCGAGGTTTGCAGCGAGATCACCGAAATTCTCGGTGAAGAACAGCTTGTCCCAGTGTTGCTTGGGGATGATGCGAAGATCAGCAAACTGAACTGCAGGATGATCCTTAGGAAGATCTTTCAGACATTTGCACCCTTTGAGCATCTTGTCTTTGAACTTGGGCTTGCTGTTCTTCAGTCCAAACATCTCATCTCCCCTTTTCTGATTCTTCTTCTCGCTGTAAGCGGGACTCTGGAGCCATGACTGAATGCAATATTCCTTATGAAGGCTAACATTGGTGTCCTTCAGGAATGTGTACAGGTTCGCCCAATAATCGCAATTGTGGCACTTGTAGAAAAACTTGCCATGCTTACTATAGAAATAACCTCTTGCCTTCTTCTTGTCTCGCTTGCTGTCACCGCAAATGGGACAGGAGCAGTTGGCAAGTCCTTCTTTTTTCCACTTGAAATTTCTCAGGCTTCTACCAGCGATGTCAATGAACTGGCGATCGAGTATGATGCTCATTGCCCTGGAGTGTCTCTCTTGTATTGGTTGATCAATTCATCAGTGCCGACTTCACCAGCACCATGTTCCTCATCGATTTCGTTGATCCAAGATTCTGCCCACTGCCGCCATTCTTCCATCTCTGCTTCTTCCAGGGCGCGTCGGTCGTAGTTGTCGTCGTTTCTATCAGTCATAATAGTATCCTCAAAGAGTCCAATCGGAGAACTTCTCTCCTACTTTAAACTTATCACCCAGATCGTCCCTTATGTATCCGCTTTGACCTGAATCTACAAGATCGTCTTGGTCAGCAGAAGAGACATCGTACAATTTCATCTTCGCTCTATTTATCCCGATGATGAATCTGCGGTTCGTGGCGGGATCAGCATATCTGTTCTTCAACTGCTTGACTAGGATCTGGTTCAACTGATCCAATTCTTCATTGGCGATCAAAGCAAACATGAAGTCGGCGGTCTGTGGCAGACCGAAAGATTCCGAGGTGTCTTCCAGTCCTACGTCTGAGCTAGTGAATCCTGTGCGGTTGGTCTGGGTAGCAGAAAAGACGGGTATCTCAGTCTCCATCGCCAGACCACGCAATTCTTCTGCGATCGCCTTGACATACATGTATGAGTTGACGTTCGCTGCATTCTTAAATCTCGCAGCAGCACAGATGTTGAGGTAATCCACGAAGATGATGTCGGGGACGAAATTCTTTTTCATCTTCAACTCTTCAAGCAGAGATCGAAAGTGATTCACATTGGCGGTTGCAGTAGGGTACTCCTTGACAATCAGAGCACCAGAAACCCTGCCAGCTACCTTTGCCATTTTCTTCTCATAGGAATCCTTGGGTAACTCGTGGAGCTCGTCCATCGTGATGTCCATTAGGTTCGCATCGATTCTCTCTGCGATTCTCTCTTCTGCCATCTCGCATGTGATGTACAAAACGTTTTTGCCTTGAGAGAGGCAATTTGCCGCATGGTGACACATGAAAAGAGACTTACCCACACCAGTTCCAGCAAGCACAATGTTGAGAGTCTTGGTCGGAGTCCCACCATTGGTGATCTTGTTCATGTAGTCAAGATCAAATGCGATTCTCTTTTCTTTGCGGTGATAAAACTCGTATCGATCTTCTGCATCTTCGATGTAATCATGACCAACATGTGTATCGAAAGAAACAGACAGTGCATCTTGCAACAACTTGGGAAGATGACCCTTGTCGTGCTTCGATTTGCCATCTATGATCTGGATGGATTCTAGAATAGCAAGGTAAATCGCTTTATCTTTGCAAAATTTCTCAGTCGTGTCCACGAGCCATTTCTGGTCTGGTCGCGATTCCTTCTTTTCGAAGATCTCAGACACCAATTCTTTCGCTTCACGGAAATCGGACTCTGTGAAGTCATTGATCTCTGAGATGCAAATACCGAGTGCTTCTTGTGTAGGCAGATTGTTGTATTTGGACACGAAGTCCTGAATCTGACAGAAGACCTTCCTTTCCACTCTATCGGCGAAATACTCTTCTTTGATGAAGGGCATCGCCTTTCGCAGGTATTCCTCATCCTGAACCAGACTGCTCAGGATCGTCTTCTCCGTCGATGGGTTCTTCATTGTCTTCACCGCCATATTTCGCATCTAGCAAGACCGACAGGACCTTGCCCATTTCATCTATGATCACCTGATCAACTTCGACATCGCAATCTTCCGCGATCTCGTACGTGAAATTGATCGAAGGCTCCCCACCATCGATCAAGTCCCCATTTTCATCGATCCCGCTGAAGGAGATCACACCATATCGGTATTTTACACCAGAGGCTGGTCCGCTGTCAATACGGATAGTCTGAAACTCTCCTTCATTCTCGGATTCGAGAAATTCAAACTTCGGTGCTCTCTCCCTCAACATCTTCCTCTGTCCCGCTGGATCCGTACTTGAATTCAATGCCAACAGCTCGGTTGATTTGGTCGAGAATTTCGTCTGTGTAGTATTGTTCTGGGTTGTTGTTGATTTGCTTTTCATAAACCTTCCTTCCATCAGGGAGTTCAATGCGAGTGCCCAGCTTATTGAAGATGTTGTACTTCACAGCGATATCCACTAGGCCGTAGTATGGGTTGAGTCCTGTGTCGTAATTGAGTTGGACTTCAACTTGCTTGTTTTCCTTGGTCAGGCGGCTCTTGAACAACTTGCACCTGATGATGTTACCGATGATGTCGGTTCCATCCTTGTCTTTCTTCTTGGAGAGATAGACGATGGTCGATGCTGCATACTTCAGACCAGACCCACCACCCATCTCCTTGGTGGGAACATATGCACCAACTACGTCATAAGTGTGATTGGTGAGGAGCATCGGAATGTGTGCTTGACCGAGCTTAAGAGTCAACACCCTGAAGGTCGCTTTGATCAACTGTGCACGAGTCATGTCTCTCGTGTCCTTACCTTCTGCGGTATCGTTGATCTCCTTGTTGGTCGAAAGCATGCCCAGAGAGTCGAGCACAATCATCATGGGCTTTCGCTCACTCTTGTCCATTTCCAGCACCTTATCAACGATCTTGATACACTGGTGTCGGAAATCTTCGACAGTAGCAACTGGGAAGATCGCCACTCTCTTGGGATCGATACCGCGATCCTTGATCATACCAGAGGTGATTGCTTGCTCGGTGTCGAAGTAGAGAACCGCTGCTTCTGGATTGTCGGTCAAAAACTTCTTGCACATGTCGAGTGCAAAGTAAGTCTTGCCTGTTGCACTTTCTCCAGCGAGTGCGATAATCTTGTTGTCTGGAATTCCGCCATAAATGTCGCCAGACAGGAGTGCATTAAAGATGAGGCTACCAGTGTTAATGAATCCACTGATGTCGCTCCCCTCCACTCCTTCATCGACAATGCTTGCGTACTTGTTGCCAGAGTCCTTGATGATCGTTTGCAAAAAATCAGTCATACAAAAAGTCCTTCAAGTGTGCTTTCTCTTTCTGAACTCCAACCGATGGCTTCCAGAATAGACTTCAATGGATCGAGAAACGATTTCTCGAACTGCGTGTCATAGTCAACATAATCATGAAGATCGAGCTCCTTCGGCAGTCCGTCTGGGAAGGTGATCACCCTCTCTCTGATCGTGTTGGGCAATTTCAGATAGATGAATTTTGCTTTGTCATTCTCTTGAATTGCCTGGTATTTATTGAGGAGTCCGTTCTTCTTCAAATGGTAATTGTACAGCAAAGCGCCTTTGGTCGCGATCGGAGTGTGAGGTGCATAAACTCTGCTTGAATCTCCGTACTTCTTCAGACCTTTGATTCCTCTCGGGAACGCAATCTCTTCTGGAGTCAGACCATTGAAATGATTCCTCACTTCTTCGATGTGGTTAATCACCGTATCTTCATCTGTGTCAAGGATCAGACGAATCGTCTCGGTCAAGAACTTGCGGACAGCTTCAGGAGTCGATGCTCTCGTCGTCTCGATTCCTGTCACCTTGATCTTGGGAGTCTCGTACCGAACACCTTCATTATCGAGCACGTTGAGGATGTATCGCTTCTTGGCAGTCCAGATGCCCTTGTTAGCGATTGCCTCTCTGCCCATTTTCATCTTCTGCTGGTACGCGTTGACCTTCTCCGCCATCTCTTCGTACTTTCGATCGATGAATGGGAGGATAGCCTCTTCTGCCGTTCTATCGAGGAAATCAACAATTTCTTGTTCCGTCTTATGTGGGCAGAAACGAGACACAAGGTCGCCAACCCGAAGATACACTGAGTCAGTGTCGATTGCAACAACATAATCTTTCTTCTCCGTGCCCAGAACTTTATTGAAATATTCATTCAGTCTGTGCTCAATCCATCTGATGCTGAATTGACCAGAAATCGTGATTGCCTCTGCCAGCTCAACGTCGTAGTATCGGCAGTATTCATTACCAACTGCACCATATGCCGAATTCAACTGTACCTTGCGGACCAACTGCTGGTTCTTGTACTTGGTGATGTCGTATTCGATCTTCCTATTGCCAGGGTCTTTCTCTGCTGCCTGCTGACACTCGATCATCTTCTTCTTGGCGACCTTTCGCTCTTCGTAGAGTTTCTCCATGATCGCAGGCAAAAATCCCTTGAACTTGCGAGTGAAGGTTACACCATTCGATGCAATGGAGAGATCTTGCTCCTTCCACTCATCGAGGAAGGACTGCGTTCCTTCGGTCGGATTCAGCAGTCTGTCTGGACTCATCAGTCCGAGCATCATACCCTTCTCGGTGTTTGCCACCTTGGTCTCAGGACTCACGTTGTACTGCATAATCAGGTGGGGATACAGACTGTTCAAATCGAAGGACATGATCCAATCATGCATTCCGACGATTGGTTCCTTCACATAAGCACCTGCGTACTGTTCTGCCTTCTTCGTCACCGCACGAGGAGGAATGACGATGTTGTGAGCCTTAAGATAATGGTAGATGATGGAGTCCCACATCTTGACCTGAGAGAAGACGTCCATGAAGTTGACCTTGGCGGCATAGGCGAGAGCGACTGCCAACTCCATCAACTTCAACTTCTCTTCAAGACGAGTCACAAGATGAACGTCTTTGACGTTGTATTCCATGAACTTCTGGAAGTCATTCTTGTAGAACTCGCGGATCGATCCGTGTTCTTCGTATGACAACTTGCGTTCACCAAGCTCAACGTACGCGATGTGGTCGAGTCGATAGGACTCTTGGTTCGTGTATGTGAACGTTTGGTAGAGATCGAAGTAATCCATGACCGCGATGCCGACGAGATCAAAGATCTTCTGCTCTCGACCACGGCGATGAACACTCTTCTCCTTAGTGATTCGCCATGGACTAAGCCTCTTTGCTTCCTTCTCACCGAGCACTTCAGTGATTCGTGCAAAAAGATAGGGGATGTCGAAGAATCGGATGTTCCATCCTGTCACGATGTCTGGTCTCTCATTGTCCCAGAAATCGAGGAATGTGGTCAGGAGGTCCCGTTCTTCAACGTAATCAAAAGAATCGACACCCACAATATTGAAACTACCCAGACCCAAACTAGTAGTTTTATCACCAATCTGAATAGTGATCGCAATGATCTTCTCCTTGGGGTTGTCGATGTCAGGGAATCCGTGATCACACGTAGTCTCGATGTCGATGGTCGCGACTTTCAGCATGCTGAAGTCGTAATCCACTTCTTCTTGTGGAAACTCCTTTCCGATAAACTGGCATTCGAGATTGATGTCGCCGTAGATGCGCATGCCACCGACATTATCGTACTTCTTGATAAATTCGCGATAATCTCGAATGGAGCCTGGATGTACTGGTTCAACAAACAACCCCTCCAGGTTGCGATATCGTGTTTCGCGTCTGGAGGGGATGAAGAGAGTCGGATTGAACTCTGGGTTGGTCTTTACGGCTTTTCCGTTTTCATAACCTCGGTAGTAGATCGTGTTGCCGTATGTGACCACATTGGTATAGAATTTCTTTTCGCTCATTCTCTCATTCTAGCAGTTGGGCGTTGGGTCGTCAAGATCTTCTTCGGTCAGAAATCCAGCCTGACCTCGAACTGGTCGGTTGGTATCCTTCTTCTCGTTGACGAAGGCACCAAAGAGGACGAGGTAGTTGATCAAATCAACGATAGAGTCAAAGACACTTTCTTCCTTGACTTGTAGCTGACCAGCATCGACGAACGTGATCAGTCTGCTGATCTTGTCGAGGATTCGGACCATGAATGCCTGCTCTGTCTTGCAAACACCCATCAGTTCAGATCGCTCGAAATTCATCCATGGGTTGCTGGATCCTTCACCAGCGTAGTCGTGATTCTTGAGACGCATCAGCTCTCTAGCAGCATCGCAAAGATCAACATGATATTCAATCAATTCATCACGATTCATTTTTCACCTCATTACTGAATACCAGTAGATCCAAGACCACCAACACGGTCGGTCCTTTGCTCTGGTCGGACGTTTGTCTCTTCGAAAGTGTGTGGTTCTACTCGAACCAACTCTGCTTGGCAGATCCGATCCCCATGATTAATCGTAATGGGCATGTCACTGTTGTTGACCATCAGAGCCTTGATCTCATGAAAGTAGTCAGAATCGATGACTCCTTCACAATTCGCCACGATGAATCCCTTCTTGATCGAAAGTCCAGATCGTGGATGAAGCCTAACCGAGAATCCCTTGGGGATGTCGAAAACGACACCAGTAGGAATTACAGCACGGTGGCGCGGTGGGATCAAGACCGAGGACTGTGGCTCGTCGTTGACGAACACCGTCTCAACGACAGCCGTAATCATCTCGTTGTGTGGGGTGTAGAGAGTGACTGATCTGATCTCTGGGAACCTGTCTTCAGAAGACACTGGTCCATGGAGATGTGCACAAAGATCATAGCATGCGGCTTCTTGTGTGCTCAGTACTGGATGTTGAACATTGGAGTGGGTACGAAAATAACGAAGAGTAGGCAAACCGTTCATAGTCTAGAATTCTCCTGTGTGTTTTATTCCAACCCCCTTGAAGGGACTCTTAATTTATTCGATAGGCGTTCTGGAGTCAACCCATCTAGTATCACAAGCCAGATTCTGGGCTGTACAGTAGAGGACGAACGCATGGCTTGCTGATGATGGCTTGTGCGGTTGCACCAGAGATTTCCGAGAGAAGAGTGGTGAATGCACCAGCGACTGCATTGATATCAGCACCAGTGAGACGAGAGACACCTTGGCTCTCTCTTCCGTCTTCTACGACCTCTGTTGGGTCGTTTGGAAACTCACCAGCGATCTGTGCCCACTTGTTTGCGAAGTCTGCACCTCTTGCACCCATGTAACGAACTGTTTCGCACATTGGGCGAATGTACTCATTGACGAACTTGATCGCTTCAGGATCTGTGATTGCCATCAGGCACCTCCGTTATCAAATGTGATACCCTTCAGTGCGTTTGCTGCTGTTGAAAGTTCTGTTGCTTTTGCAAGGAATGAGTCGATGAGCGCTTCATCGGTTGCGGTTCTTTCCTCTTGTGATGTGTAGATAACACCCAACTTGGTGATGTTACCTTCGATCTTACTCATGAGTGTCATGATGTCTGCGAATGGATAGAGTGATTTCATTCTATATTCTCCTTTATTCTATTTAGTATTCTCTGCGATATGGATTCGCGACATGGCGGAATCCTTTGTCTTCGTATAGAAAGTCATCCACCGAATCAGTGAACAACAAATCGTCTGTCGTTGGTTCGAGTGGGATCTCATCTTCCTCTGGGAGTTCTACTGCAATACCAAGTTCCGTGAGTCGTGATTCCCACTCGGCACGATTGTAGAACAACTCCAGATTCGGTTGTCCTGTGGTGATCACGATTCCTTCTCTCACCTGTGCATAGTGAATCTTCTCACCAAGTCCGTGAGCAATACACCATGTCGTTTGTGTCGTTATATGTTCGTGCATTATGCTTGTCCTGAATCAGTGATGGTCCAACCAAGAGTCGTTACAAGATATGCTCTTGCGGACACTGCATCGGTATATTGACCCGATCCGATTCCCGTGTATGTCGTATTGTTATACTGAAGTCCAGATGCACCAAGAGATTCGGCAGTGGTGTAACTGTTGTCATATGCCCAGTTCGCAAGACAAATCAACCATTTACTGTAGTTCTCTACGGATAATCCGCTATTGGCCAACATACCAGAAAAATTAGCAGCAGTTGTAGAAGGGCTCCATCCGCTGATATCTTGGTCAAAGGAAGATGCACCAATGAACATCAACCCCATGTCCGTTACATTCGAAACATCCCACGAACCGATATCTTGGTTGAATACGCCAGCACTATTGAACATCTGATTCATATTTGTCACACTTGACACATCCCAAGATCCTATATCTTGGTTGAACGTAGATGCATTATCGAACAGATTTCTCATATTTGTCACATTCGAAACATCCCAAGATCCTATATCTTGGTTGAACGTAGATGCATTATCGAACAGATTTCTCATATTTGTCACATTCGAAACATCCCAAGATCCTATATCTTGGTTGAACGCCACTGCGTTATTAAATGCTTGACGCATATTCGTCACACTTGACACATCCCAAGAGCCGACGTTTCCATTAAAAACAGTAGCAAGATTAAATAATCGGAAAAATCCGTTTGAACTAATATTTCTTAAATCAGCAGAAGACTTCAGAGGAGTACCGACCATTGACCGTACTTCGCGAAATAAACCATGATCGCTGCTTCCTAACCCATCGTATTTGATGTCACCCATCGCGACGAGTTCAGTGATCTTGTTTTCGTCATAGTTTCTACTAAGGTACGAGTTATTTCCAAATGCGTGACTTGGATTTGCTGCATATATCTTGACAAGATATCTCTTTGTTGAGTCTGCATAACCGTGAGTAATACCACCAGTTGTAGTCACTGTTTCTGGATAACTTCCGTCACCCCAGTCGATCAACACATTATTGGTTGCAGCGGCAATCCGACTAAACCCAAAATTACCAACACCAGATTGTTCGGCAGTATCAACCCGCACCTCCACACAGAGAGCAGGTTCTTCTCCACACAGTTCTCCACCAAACCAGTTGCTCATTGAGTGTACCTCACCGCAAATCTAAAGTCATAACAAGCACTATAGTTGGATGTCACCATTTCGAGTGTTCCACCTTCGGCAAGTGATGTGTTTGACAGAGATGCGGTGGCACCCGTTGGTGTGACATTGAGAGATCCGACTGTTGCACCAGAGTTGTAGAGATCAGCAGAGATACCACCAGTTCCACAGATGGCGTAGAACTCTGTGATGGTTCTTCCGACTGGTGCGCGTGGATCGAGGTAGTAGGTTCCCTCTGATGGGGAGTAGATGTGTCCTGCGTAGGATGAGGTGACGGTCTTTCTTGGAACCAGACTCAGGAACAGGTTTTCACCAGATACCATATTTGCTTCGTCATTGATCAGATCGGTTCCACTGAAGGTAAATCTCCAGTAGGATGAACCAGAAACGTCTGTCAACTGAGATGATGGAATGTCTCCGATGTATAAAACTCTATTTCCATCAGCACTGGACACAAGAACAGATCCACCACCAGCATCATAGAAGTCTTGAATAGCACCAGTCATTCCCAGACCTGATGCCGATGTATAACTGACCGTCATGACCGCTGAGGTGATACAGATTTCTCCAGCACCCATTGATGGAACCGATGGTTCGAATGTGAATCGAATACCCGCACCACCAGCGGTTATGTCTCCAGTTGCTCCGTTGACTGAAGATACACCTTCTACTGCACCAGTTGCTCCGTTGAATGATTCGACGTAATCAGTAATGCTTGTTGCTGCTGTGTCTTGGTGGGTTCCGTCTGGGAAGGTAATGCCGCCAGCATCCAGTGAGATACCTACTAAGGCATTCAACTCATCATAGGATTTTAACTTACCGAAGACATATAGATCCTTATTTGTACCAGAAGAACCAACATAGACTCTTGTGGCGTCTGCTTTAATCATTCTGGAGTTATCTTGGTAAATCTCGAACTTATTGACACCAAAGTTAACAAAGTCATCAGTGTCTGTGACACTCATAATTTTTTCGTTTGTTCCTATGAACAAATTACCTACCGTAATCCCACCATCACTTGAGATACCTGCGACATGCAGTGTCAATGAACTGGTATCAACGGTTCCTGTCAAACCATTGAACGAAGAGACGCCTTCTACGTCACCAGTTACCCCGTTGAATGTTTCAACGTTGTTATAGGTTTTCAAAGGTGAAATGGTGATTCTAACCCGATCACCAGCAGTTAGGCTTGGATACCCCCAGGTATTACCAGACGTACCACCAGTGATTGCATCTTCAATATCGAAAGACCAATAAGTGCCACTTTGATATACTGCTGGACCTACGGTGTATGTCGCATATGCAGAACCAGCACCAGCGGTGAAACCTTTGGTTCTAACAATATTGATTAGACTTCTAGAGTTGGTCAGATCACTGAAAATCTGCCTGTTATCTTCTCCCAACTCTCCAGTCTTATGAATCTGAACTTGGTTATTTGGTATGATGGAGGTGTCTACATATACCTCACCATTATTGGTTGGAGTTCCACTGGTGAAACCGTAACTAAGGACAATATTTCCTTCTCTGTCAAATTCTCTCTGACCAGCAACCAAAGGACCTCCACCACCAGAAGGAATTCTGGTAACTGCAAACAAAAGACCGTCGTCGTCGTTGTCTGTGTCACCAGGCGTCCAGTTGTGTTGTTCCAGTGCAGTCGTGAAGTTGCCAGCAGCCACACTCTGGCCGAGGTTAAAACTGGGAGAGTAGGTAATGTCACTCCACTCTCCGTCAGTGTTAATTATGAATGCGTCTCCACTATCACCAGGGTTTTGTACCACATCGTCGTAATACCCAACGTACTGGTTTTCATCCCAGGGCTCTGTGGTTGAGGTGTTCTGCCCAACTACGAACCTCATATAAATCTGGCCTGGTCTGTATGTCACACCACCATTAACAAATGTCTCTGCGTTTTCAACACTGATGATGTCACCTGGACCAACTTGTTTGAAAAACAGGGTAGCATCGACACCATCAATATCAATCTTGTTAAAGAATGCCCTCTGAGGAGGAAGATAGAACGGGGCCTGGTCCATATCTGGCCAGATGCCGCCTCCAACGGTAGGGCACCAGTGTCCAGTTTTTTCCAGTATCGTGTAACCACTCAGCGCAAACTTTGTGTCCCCACTCGAAAGGCTATAGGGAGCAAACCTATATCTCAGTTCAGAAGGAACAGTTGGTAAGTCTGCAGTTTTGCCAGTTGTGGTTACAAGAACAATAACGTCTTGTCCATCTGTCAACGCGTTGCTGACCAGATGGCTGCCGTTAAAAGTCAACACAGTGTCATCTGGAGCTGATTTGTAGTCTCCAGTGACAAAGGACATGTTGTTGATTGTCTTGTCTCTGTCTTCGGCAGCCCAGTAGATTAGGCCAGTTTCTGCTACTCTGACAGATTCCCAGAATGAAGTCAGATCGTTTCCATCTAGATCTTCTGGGTGAACACTGAAAGTGTTTCCAGAGATATTAATACCACCAGTAGTTCCTGAAGTGACACCGCCAGTTTTGTACTCATATCTGAACCCCATGTAGGGGTCACGAGCAGAAATGGTGCCAAGACCTGAAGTTGATCTCTTATAGAACAACTTGTCATCGGCGGTGTTGATCGCCAGCTCACCGTACGCCATCTGGGAGACATCAGGCGTCGCCCCAGAGGATTGTGAGTTAAATATCCTAATCTCAGATTCTTTAGCCATTTATCTGTGACTCCAGTTGCTTTATTTTTTCACTCAATTCCAGCACCTTGGCTTCCAGACGTATTGATACGGAAACAGAATCAAGGTACTTTTGCATGAGAATTTGGTTCAAATGCCTAACATAGTCACCATTCTCGTTCATTATGTATCTCCATTATCAGAATGTGCCTCCACTGATATTAGCGACGAGTGTAGCAACTGAAGATCCTGAGACATCTACCACGTTGTCTGTACCACTAAGAGGGTCTGTGGTCAGACTATCGAAAAGATAATAACTTCCATTTGTGGCATCTCTGGCAAGACCAGTATAATTGGTGCCAGAATCGTCATACTGACCGTAGAAACCGATGTCAACTGAATCCGTTGCATTGTTTCTTGCCAGTTTAATCAGTGGGTCCTCAACCACTAGGCGATCGGTGTCGACTGTAGTTGCTGTACCTGTGACGTACAGGTTGACGCACTCCATGGTGCCACCAACCGTCAGGTTGCCATCGATGTCTACATCTGTTGGAAGACCGATAGTGACAGTACCAGCAGTTTCAGACACTACGACTTCTGTTGCGGTGCCTTCAATCGTGATACCACTGCCGAGAGAGATCTCGGTGGAACCAGAACCATCACTGATTGTGATGCTGCTGTTGACCAGTTCATCATTGGCGACACCACCATCTTTAATGGTCACAATACCAGCAGATGGATTGATGCTGAAGTTTGTCGAGCTGAAAGCGGCAACACCAAGGTCGCCACCAGTGGATGCCGTCACGCCATAGATGATGACGTCGCCAGAAGTCGGATCAGTTCTGATACCACTGGCAGTGACACCAGTGACTGAAGAAACACCAGAAGATCCGATGAAAGTAACTTCACCGTCACCATCGACCGCGAAGTCACCGCTATTGAACTTGGCAACACCGAGGACGGAAGTGGATGCCTGCTGGACGCCGATAGTAAACCCTGCAGCAGACACATTGAAGACAGCAGCAGTACCACCGTCGATTTCAATTCTGTGGGTGCTTGGTGTTACGTTGGAGCCATCTACCGTGATGCCTTTCAAAACGGAATCTTCTAGAGATACCGCACCAAGATTTACATTGAAATCGTCTGCGTTGAATGAGGCAACACCCTTGGTAGAAGTGGATGCATTGATACCTCTGACGTTGACAGTTGCGTCGTTACCAGCCTTGGTTATCAGATTGGTTAGTATGCCGTTGTCACCAGTGATACAAATTGTATCACCGAGAGTGAAAGATTGGGAATCACCATCGTCGTCAAGAATAGTGATTGATGCTGCATTTACCTGAGCATCAGTAAAACTGAAGTTATTAGAGTTGAATGAGGCAACACCTGGTGTGGAAGTGGTGGCGGTGATACCACGGAAGTTGAGAGCACCGCCATCAATATTATGGGTGATACCATGAATAGTCGTCACATCGACTGAACCAGTCAAAGTCTCGATGCTAGTTACACCAGCAGAAGCACCAATCTGGGCATCGACGTAAGTCTTGATTGCGAGCTGCGATGCCAACGCATTATGGGTTGCACCAGCACCTCCAAGGTTGGTATCCTCATCGACTGGTGCACCAATACAAACGGACGATCCAGCACCTTTACCAGTACCGATGAAGAGTCTTTCGGAACCTCCTGCATAAGCGAATTCGCCGATTGAGAGGTCGTCTGGTCCAGTGACTGCGGTGTTACTGGAAAGAATTTGAATTAAGCTTTCTCTTGCCATTTTTGATATCCCCTAATTTAGTGACGGTTCATGCGAAAGTTCCGCCAAACATGCTGTCGACTGATAGAGTCACTCCAGCCGTCCCTGTATTTATTTCAGAAACGCTTATTGAAACATTTTGTCCTTCGAACAGATTGATTGTACTGACTGCTGGGACCGACCCATCTGGTCCGATCACACCCAGGGTGGTGCCACCACCTCCAGGAGAGTCAAGATACAGTTCAACCCAATCTCCGTTGGCAGTACCACCGATCAAACCATAATAGGTAGAGTTGCTCTGCACGAAGACAATCATACCTTCTTCCCTTCTGGGGGAGAAGATTGCATCTCTGTCTGCGGTACTACCTACTCTGCGGACCCCTCCGAGTCCATATGTGGGATCAGTGACAGCATACTGGTCAGAAGTACCAGTAGGAGCAATGAACCCACCAATGGGAACAGAGCCTTGTATTGCCATCAGACCTCAACTCCGATTTCTAGTGTTCCACCGAACGCGTTGGTGGTCTTCCAGATTCCATATTCGACCCCTAAACCATATGCGTTGGTGTGGGTGTAAGTTGCTTCCAACGTGAAAGGCCACCCGAAGCCTGTACTTTGATCTCTGAAGACTGGGGTTCCAGAGTAGTCAGCAGTCGGAAGAAGAATGTATCCGAAGTTGGTGGAAGGCGAAATGTTATCGAAGGTAACGGTGTATCCGTTAGCGGAAGTCCTGCTGACACTGATGTCGTCTTCGAAACCTTGTCCAGTCAGACCAGGACCAGTGAAACCGTCACCAGTTCTCCCATAGTAATATCTGTTTCTCCAGTAGATGCTGGTATTTCTAGATGGGTCAGCACCTTGATCTTGTTGACCACTAATCGTAAAGGTGAGGGTGTCCTTAGACGAGAAGTTGTATCCTGGGTGCGTGACGGAGACTGGTGAGTCGTCATAATCCTGCCCGCTCATGAGTGTACCATAACCATCACTGATTTCTACACCGACTGACCCAGCAACCCAGTTTGCGTCTGGTCCAGAGGTGGTCCAGGTGACCGATTTTGAGGTTTCACCTGCGGTCTGACCCACTTCATAAAGGTTAGAAGCCAATCCGACACCAAATGATGCGAAAGATACTGCCTGATATGGAAACAGGAGGTCCTCGAGAATGGTTGCAATGCTCGTTCCATTGTCATAAGAAGATCCTGCTTCCACACCACCTACCGTCTCTGGAAATGTCTCTCCACCCCTTTGCCAACCGATCTCACCGATCTTAACTGTCGGAACTCCAGCAGATATACCGACGGCAGTGTCGATTCCAGTCAGACCAGCAAAACCAAGAGTGAAACCACCATCGATAGTTGCTTTAGTGAAGTCTGTGATCTTGCCAATGGTTCCAGTGGCACCTGTCGCACCGTCAGTACCGTCGGCACCTGTCGGACCTACCACACGTCCTAGGTTCACATTCTGAGATATACCTGAAGAATTGACGTATATTATCTTGAGATCGCCATTGTCAATGGTG